ACCGCGATCAGGGCGTCCGGCATGCGCTCGTCGCGCCAGGCCTTGGCCGACGCGGCGCCCGGGAACGCCTTCACCACCTCGATGACGCCCCGCCGTATGAACAGGTAGGTCAGCGCCCTCTCGCCCGGCTCGGCCGCCGGCGGTCCCTCCGGCAGGTCGCCGGTCACCTCAAAGCTCCTCGTCACTTCACTCTCCTCTTCGCTCTAGTCCCCGTTGGCCATCTGCTTGTTGAGGGCGAACCAGTCGATCGCTTTCGCCCTCTCGGTCCCGGCGATCTTCTCCGGCACGTAGGGCCTCTTGCCCTTCCCGGCCCGGTCGATCGCCGCCGCGTCGCGGAGCGCCTGGCCGACGTCGAGGCCCGCATGGGCCGGCTCGAACCGCCACGCGAAGAACGCGCCGCCGTTGCAGTTGCCGCCGAGCCTGATCATGCCATCGCCCCGGGCCTCGACGCGGTGGTCGTCCACCGACGACTCGACCACGTACACGACGCCCTCCTGCGGCGCGTCGGCCTTCCCGGACCAGTCCGCCCGGGGGTGCCGCAGCACCACCCTGTCCCCCGCCTTGAACCTCACGCCCATCTCCCACGCCTCCTCTGCTGAAAAACTCCCGGGGCTTCGCCCGTAACAACGCTGCGTCTCTGGGGGTTCAGCTCCGGGTCCCCCTCCGAGTACTTCTGCCTGTCGCGCTCGCGGCGCGGCAGCCTGTCGTAGACCAGGAGCTTCCTGACCGCGTACGGGGCGGGCGGCCCGTCTGGCTCCCGCCAGCTGCGCCTGGCCGTCACTTGTGCCTCCCCTTGCAGTTCCCGCAGTAGTCCCTGACGGGGCCCATGGCCCAGCCCGCGGCGAATGCGGCCCCGTACGCGTCGTGCGCGGTCGCCTCCGTGTACGTGCCCTTGGCCTCGCAGTCGTCGCACTCGATGTGGACGGTCACGCTCATCTTCCTCATGGGCCGGTCCTCGTCAGCGCCTCGATGGTGCCGGTGAAGACCTTCGTCGGCCTTTGCGACCCCATGTACTGCTGGTCGTAGACCTCGACCTCGTGGAGCTCCGAGCGGAACTTCTGCTTCAGCGCCACGAGGACGACGCCGTTGACCAGGAGGTGGACCTCGCCGTCCTTCTCCCGAACCACGACCTCGACGTCGGTGCTCGGCTCCTTCGGCTGCACTATCTTGACCGCCATCACAGGGCCTCCGCCGGCATCTCGGCGCCGTTCACCAGGCGGACGTGCCGCACGACGGCCCCGGCCTCGACCTGCCGCTGGACGGCGGCGGCCACCTCGTCCTCCTTGCCCCACCAGCACTGGTAGCCCCACACCACGTCGCCGCTGTCGAGGCGGATGCGTGCGTTGACCACCTTCGAGCCGTCGGGGTACTGGTTGCCCTCGTAGACGCCGTAGCCGAGGAGCTTGACCTCGCCCCTGGCCATCGACAGGATCGCGCCGACGCGCGTGCCCGCCGGTGTCCCCCGGGCCTCGTCGAGCATGTCGACCATGCGCTTCACCGGGTCTTCGTTCTCGTCACTCATTCCGCTCTCTCCATTGCAAGCTCAGTACTTCAGCCACGACCCGCTGAGCTCCATCGGGTCGCACTCCCTCTGCTCCTCGGCCTCCATCTGCATGGCGGCCCGGACGCTGTCCCTCATGCCGCTGTCGAGCACCGGGCTGTCGTCCAGTAACTTGGCCCGGAGGTCGACCCAGGTCTCCCACATCACGTTGGGGCCGTCGCCGTCGCCGAGCCCGAACGGCAAGAACGGGTGCGGCGGGGACTGCTCCCTCATCCGCCGCCAGATCATCCGCTCGAGCGGCGTGACCCACCTAGGCGGGCTGTGGCCCAGGTCGTTGTACATGCCCCTCAGCTCCTTGATGTACTGGAGCCGGTTGGAGTACCGGTCGGCCGGGTTCTTCACCTGCCTGATCTTCTCGTCGACGGTGTTCCACGACGGCGGGACCTTCTTCTTGTCTCCCTGGAACGGCTTCGGCATCACTCACCCCTGACCGTGATCATTTCCTGCTCGAGCTTGGCCAGGTACTCCTTGGCCTCCTCGATCGTCATGCGGTGCCCGTTCTCCTTGAACACCCGCGTGAACGCGACGGTGCACAACATGATGAACCCGAGCCACTGCATGGCCTCGCTGCCGAGCATGGCGCCGGTGCCGATCACGCCAACGACCGTGGCGAACGTGACCAGGTCGGCCACGACGCTCTCCCACAGGGACTCCCGCAGGAAGACCACCCGGGTGTCCCTGACGATCCTGATGCGCGGCTGCACCGCGCCCTCTGCTGTATCATTCGGCATGTTGCCCTCCTAGAAAAGGTCGTACGACGAGAGGTGGTCCTCAACGCTAGCGTTGAGGAGCGACGCCAGGCGGTCCTTGGCGACGCGCTCCTCCTGCATGATCTTCTCGCCGGGCGTGCCGCCCAGGTTCTTGATCTGCCTGATCTTGTCGGCGACCGCCCGCTGAGCCGTCTGCGCCTCGGTCACGGCGCGCACGAGGTCGGCGGCGCGGTGCTTGTACTGCTCGTCCTTGACCTTGTGGTAGAACTTGAGGTCGTCGCCGGAGAGGCCGGTCGGGTCCACGTGCGCCAGGATGAAGGCGCGGAGCCGGCAGGCCTTCTCGGCCAGCTCGTCAAGCTCCCTCTGCGACGGGTAGTCGCCCGGGCCCGGGTCGTATCTGCACGGCATCAGTTCTCCTCCTCTTCCACCGCTGAGTACCTGGCCGGCTTGGCGGTGTCGTCCTTGACGACCCTCTGCCGGTGTACGAGCTGCGTCAGGTTGCCCATGTGTGTGCTCAGGCCGGCCAGGTCCAGCGCGTACTTGATCTCCGACCACGACGAGGATGGGTTCTTCCTCAGGAAGTCGATGATGAAGTCCGTCGCGCCGAACCCCTGGCCGGTGTCCTGGGGCTCCATGAAGACGCGGTTGATCGCGGTCATGAGCTTCATGGCCAGGCTGGGGTCGGCCTCGACCTCGAAGCTCAGCTTCTTGCCGTCGTACTTGAACTCCATCACTCGACCTTCTCGATCTTGCGGTAGAGCGTGCCGACCGCGTGTCTCGGCGCCCAGTCCCACTCGACGAAGTACACGATGATGCCGTCGAAGATCTCGGGGTGGCTCATCGAGCCGAGCACGGTGCCCTCAGCGCCGTCTGGCGTCGAGTCTCCGGGCTCGCTGTGGCACTTGCGGATGCGGGTGCCGTTCGGCATGGCGCCCTCGACCTGGTTCCTAGTGAACGCGCCGCGGTAGCCGGGCCAATCCCTGATGCCGAACGCCTCAGTGGCCAGGTGTGTATCTGTTCCATGATCGCCCATGACAAACTCCTCATTCACTCCTAATCATATCATTGATTCAATGATTTGTCAACGTTTTTTTACCTGGGCACGGAGGGCGGGGCCGATAAGTACGGTCATGTCGATGCCAGAGTTCCCCACATACTTCCCGAAGGAGCCGGCGACCATGTTCTACGTCGTGGCGACGGGACACCAGCCGATATGGTTCGAGGGCCCACGGGCCCTCCCCAGAGCACTCAAGTTCGCCGAGCTCGCCCGCAAGACCGGCCTCTCCGGTGTCAAGGTCGGGGCCGGGCGCGGCATATGCAACCTGCTAGAACCACCCAAGGAGACCTGATGAGCACGGAAGCCACCTTCACCCAGTGCCCGACCTGCGGCAAGTACGTCAGCGGGCCCTGTAAGTGCGAGAAGAAGGCCGAGAAGCCGGCCAAGAAGAAGACCCAACCTGAGCAATAGCGAAAACGTGAGCGGGGACAGGCCCTTAATCTAGCGCCCCGCTACGCCCAAGCTGCTAAATACTGGTGTGGGGAAGGTTCCCCGCGCAACCAGGAAAGGATCGCCGGAGGGATACCGGCTCTGTTTAGCAATGCGTATCATGTTCACTATGCTCATGGCAGTGGCCCTCATGGCCGCGCCTACTGTTTCTTTCGCGCAGGACGCCCGCGGTATGATCGCGGAGTCCGCCCGGAGCCACGGGGTTGACGTAAGCCTTGCCCTAGCGGTCGGCCACGTCGAGTCCGGCTTCAACTGCCGCGCCATCGGCGGCGTCGGCGAGCGCGGTCCCATGCAGATCCGCCCGCAGACCGCCCGAGCGATGGGCGTCTACGGTTCGCTCAGCAACTGCGCGAACGCGATCGAGGCATCCATGCGTTACCTCAAGCTCGCGATCGCGACCCACGGCCAGAACTGCGGGGGCATCTCCGCGTACAACCGTGGCATCTACGCCCGCCCGCGCTGCACGGCCTACGGCCGCAACGTGCTGGCGGCCCAGCGTCGCTACCGCTAAGGCGGTAGCCGACACTTCGTGATGGTTCATAATGAGGGAGGCGCAACTAACAACTCGTGATGAGGGAGGCGGCTGCTCCACCGCCTCCCGACTCTCCTAGGCCGCCTTCTTCCGCTCGTCCTTGCGGAAGTGCGGCAGGAGGGCCGCCAGCGCGTCCTCGACGGGTACCCCCTCGAAGGCCTTGGCGAAGAGCCGCGCGGCGTCCTCGCGCGACACGTGCATCGTGAAGTCGAAGTTGCCCTGCATGTGCTGGTTCCCCCCGAACTTGATCAGAACGCCGTCGTCGACCTGGTACCCGTAGGTGCCGGTGATGTACCGCGTCCCGAAGTGCTCCCACTTCGCCTCGTCGAGGTTGAGGTTCCCGACCTTGTGGGTCAGGTGCTCGCGGCCCCACCCTTTAGCAGTGATATGCATACCGTTTTCTCCATTGATACATGATGCCACCTAATCGTCATCATATACGGAATCACACCCGACGTCAATTAAAAATGACTAACCTTTCGCCACTTTCTTGATCGAGCTCGCCACGTTGCGCCAGTCGAGCGCCTCCTTCTTGGGCCTCACCCACTTTGAGTATGCGGTCGTGCTCGGCGGCGCGGTCTGGATCGCGACCGCCTCGGCGTAGGCCTCCTCGCGCCTCTTCTCTAGCTCCTTGATGGTGATCTCCTGGGCGATCTCGTCATAGGTCTTGGACGCGCTGGACCTCTTGTAGCGGCCGACGTTGATCGGCTGGACGGTCCTGGGGTGCGGGTCGACCTCGTACCACTTGCCCTTGATGCCGCGGCCGCCGGTGATGTCGGCGTGGATCTCCTCGACGTCGGCCAGCCGGACGTAGTCCGGCAGCTCTCCATCGGCGGCCATGGCCGTGACCAGCCTCATCGCCCGGTCGTTCGCGTCGATCTCCCACGGGAGCTCGTGGTACATCAGCTTGAAGTCCCTCCGCTCGCCGTCCCAAGTCCCCGGCCAGTACGTGTCCAGCCTCTTCTCGACGGTGACTTGGGTCGCGTGCACGCCCTCGTGCATCAGCGCGAACAGGAAGAGGGCTGGCGCGATGTCGTAGCGGAGCCTGATCATGCTGGAGCCGCCGACCCACTCGCCGACCAGCGTGCCGGTGTAGCGGCCGCCGTGGAAGTACTCGGCGTCGACCTTTGAGAGGTCGAGCCCGATCCTCGACAGGTAGCGGCCGGCCAGCGCGACGAGCTCCGGCCTCACGGTGTCGGTCCTGACCCTGTAGATTTCCGGGTACTCGACGTAGCTCCTGGGCGGCTCGACCTCTTTGACGACTTTCCCCTCGGTGATCGTGACGTCGAACCACTCGAACGCGGTCGGGGGCAGCGGGACCTCGTACTCGATCGTGAAGCTCTCGGCGCCGCCCTTGGCCACCTCCATCTTCGGGAGCTTGATCTTGAACAGGTTCTCCATGCTGAAGTCCTTGATCTGCTTCAGTGCTTCCTTTATCGCTGCGTCGCTGTAGGCAATGGCCATCGTTGTTCCCCGTTGACGATGGATCAATCATATCGGCAGCCGGCGGCTGTGTAAACCTCGATGTATATAAAAGGCGTCCCACCGGGTCACCCGTCCCGGTCGCGAACCACTCGTCTTCGGTCATCACTTCCTCGCTCGCTCGTTCGCTACGCTCACTCGCTCACTCGGAAGGCTTACGCTACCTCAGTTGGGGTGTAGTGTCAACTGCGCATCTTGTCACAGGCTAAGTACACCGCGCCCACTAAGAGGTATTGCCCATGGCAGAGACCAGTTTCGGTCGTCCTGGTGGCTTCTACTCCGTCGGAGTCGTGGTCAATGTCGAGGACGACCCCACCCAGAGCGGCCAGGTCAAGGTGAAGTGGTACGAGGGTTCCGCCTCGCAGGACCGCCTCCAGGAGCACGACCTGCCCTGGACCCGCGTCATGTTCCCGCCCACGAACCCGTCACTCGGCCAGGCAGGCGGCCCCCACACCGGCCTCCGCGTCGGCTCCATCGTCTACGGCCAGACCGTAGACGGCGCCGGCCAGGAGTACATCGTCGTCGGCTCGTCCCCGAAGATCGGCCAGGGCGAGTTCGACCAGGAGGCCAAGTTCGACTCCGACATCCCGCAGTCGGCCAAGGTCCAGTCGAACGGCAAGCAGGGCGGCAGCGAGACCCAGCCGAGGTGGGGCGACGTCAACGCCATCGTCACCCAGAAGAGCATCGTCAAGTTCGGGGAGTCTGAGGGCGGCAAGTTCCGGCAGGCCGCGAAGTTCGCGGACATCGACGACAGCATCGGGCTCATCGACAACGCCATCACGGCCTAAATAAGGTCGGAGCATCGCGTCAATTGACGCCAGGGGAGACTTCAATTGAAGCCGTTTATCGAGTTCGTTAATGAGGAACTGCTGGACGAGGCTGGCGGCAAGCTGCAGGACGGCAAGGTCGGCGCCTCCATGCAGGGCAGCGAGACCCGCGGGTCGAAGTCCTGGTTCGTCTACGGACCGAACGGCAAGGGCCAGCCCTCCCAGCACGCGCACCCCAACGAAAAGTGGGCGCACCACGTCGAGGCCCTCCACCAGCTGAACCGCCACCTGGAGGACCACCAGAGCGGCAAGCACAAGCTGACCGACATGGAGAGCGAGAAGCTCCACAAGGAGATCAAGCTCAACGGCAAGTTCCGCCAGATGGCGGAGGCCCACCCCGAGTTCAACGAGGGCAAGGCGAAGGCCCTCGCCAACGCGAAGCTCCAGAAGTGGGACCACGCGGCCAAGGGCATCGAGGGCAAGAAGAACCTCATCCCGTCCCACGTCGCCTACCAGAAGAACGCCGAGAAGGCCGCCCGCACCCCGCACAGCTACGGCGGCGAGGCCAAGCCGAAGGACGCGCTCTCCGGCGACGTCAAGCGCGACGCGCCGAAAATCGCCCGAGCGCTCGGCCCGAAGGGCATCCCGACCCACTCGACCCTCGGCTCGAACGCCATGCCGTCGCCCCCGGGCGAGAAGCACGTGGTCGACAAGGTCAAGAACCGCAGCTTGACCAACACGCCGATGCACGGCCAGGGCAAGGTCCCCGAGAAGAAGCCCGTCGGCCAGGGCGCGTTGAAGTCCGCGGCGTCCGTGCCGACCTCGAAGGAGGTCCACCACGACGCCAAGAGCAAGACCGCTTCCGGCGCCGCGTCTGCCGCCAGGAACGCCGTCGCCAACGCGCTGAGCAAGAACAGCGCCCTAAAAGTCTCGATCACCAAGAAGAAGCCGACCAGCATCCTCAACACGCCGGCCCCGAAGGAGCACACCCCGCGCACCGTCGCCGGTGAGAAGCCCGCTTCCCCGGTCATCAAGCCGGCGGCCGGCGTCGAGGCCGCGGTCAAGGCGCACGGCGGCAAGATCACCTCGCTCAACCAGCACCCCGGCATCGCCGCGGCCAGCAACAAGGACAAGGCGAAGGACTTCGCGGCCTACCGCGACGCGAAGAAGATCAGCGCCGCCCGCCCGCAGCCAAGGGCGAAGATCAAGAGCGGCGTCGGCAAGGAGGGCGCGAAGGCACTCTCCGCACTGGCCGCGAAGTCTTCCGTCGAGGTGAAGCGCATCGAGGCGCCCGAGAAGAAGGCGTCGGCGCCGAACATCAAGCTGGCGCACCGCGACTTCTCTGACAAGGTGAGCATCGAGCCGCGCCAGCCGATCGCGATGCCGAAGCCGGCCCCGTCCCCGTCCGCCCCGAAGGTCGACACGACCCCGAAGGCGACGTCGGCCGCGGCCCACCCGAACAACGCGTCGGCCCCGAAGCCGGCAGCCCCGGCGAAGAAACCGAGGGCGCCCCGCAAGAAGATGGGCGACGTCGTCAAGAAGTAAGGAGCGGCCCGGGCGAGTCCCGGGCCTCTTCGCATCCGCCTAAGTACAGCCATGGAACCAGTCACCAAGCTGCCGGATATTCTTGGTATGGACGCCAAGGAGTCTTGGCAGAACTACTCCCGCGCGACGGACATCTGGGTCCAGCTCGACTGGAGCGACAGCAAGCTGTCGCCGAGCCCGGCCGAGCGTTACAGGATCTATTTCCTCAAGGAGATCGCCAAGCTGAGCCTGGCGGTCCACTTCGAGAGAATTGAACAGGAGCTCTGGTAGTGCCCTCAAGCAGCCCACTCATCGACCACCTTATCGCCGTCGGCAACAAGAGCGGCGTGATCAAGGGCGGGCCCGAGGCGCTGAAGGGCCTGAAGGAGAACATCCAGTCGCTGCCGTTCGAGGTCGGTTCCAGGGGCATCTCGACGCAGTGGGCCGGCGGCATATTCTCGATACTCCTCGGCCTGCTCCAGAAGGCGGCACACGGCAGCAAGGACCCCCGCGTGCCGACGCCGCCACCGGTGGTGACCCGCTCACCCGGCCCCGACATTCCGAGGGTTGAGGACTACAACTAATGGCGTCGTCGCCGAAGAACTTCACCAAGCGCCACCCCGACACGTCCTACGACTCCAAATACCCGTACAATCGGGTCATGGTGACGGAGAGCGGCCACGAGCTGCACTGGGACGACACCAAGGGGAAGGAGCGCGTCCGCTTCGCCCACAGGACGGGAACGTACTTCGAGATGTCCCCCGACGGTCGGCGCGTGGACATGACCACCGGCCACCACGTCGTGTACGCCAAGGGCGGCATGACCACGACCAGCGACCGCAACGTCGACCTGAAGGTCCACGGCTCCGACCGCGAGAGCATCGGCGGCCACAAGCACCAGGAGGTCAAGGGGACCTACGGCTCGTCGGTCGGCATCGACCGCAAGCAGGTCACCGGCGGGGACTACGTGACGTCGACGGGCGGCGACTCCGTGCACGCGGTAGTCGGCGACTACCTCGAGCAGGTCGGCGGCCTCTACAGGCAGAAGGTCGACGGCGGGGCGCAGATTCGCGTCACCGGCAACGCGTCGGACGAGACCTCCGAGACCAAGCTGATCGCCGCCAACCTCATCGTGCTCCGGGCGCCGACGATCGTGCTCGACAGCCCGGACATCCGCCTCGGCGGCTTCGGAGCCAGCCGCGAGCTGGCCCTGCGCGGCTCGACGGACACCGACGGCGAGGCTGACGGGCCGGACAGCGTGGTCGGCAACCTGGCGACCAGGGTTAGGGGCATCTAGTGGCGAGGCAGGACAAGTACACCCAGAAGGCGGCGACGGAGGAGCTATACTCCGACTTCCCGATCAACTTCGACAAGAACCCGCTCACTGGCAACCTGGCCCGGCTGACGAACGAGAAGGCCGTCGGGGCCGCACTGCGGCAGGTCGTGCTCGCCATGAGGGGAGAGTGGCCGCACTTCCCCGAGATCGGGTCGAAGATCTACCTGCAGCTGTTCGAGCCCCTGGACGCGGTCACTGCCGACGCCATCAAGACGGCGACGCTGCAAGCGATCGCCATCTGCGAGCCGCGGGTCCTGGCTCTCCGGGTGGACGTCAGGCCGGACTACAACCACGACGCCTACGAGATCACCATCTACTACCAGCTCGTCAACAGCACGGACGTGCACACGGTGACGGAGCTCCTGCGGAGGATACGATAATGGGAACCGCGCACGTGCTCATGCACCCGAACCTCATCAAGAGGATCGAGGAGCAGTATCCCAAGCAGATCAAGATCGTGGAGATGCTGGAGTTCGGCGACGGCCTGGTGAGCTGCAGGGTGCAGTCCAAGCTGCTGCCGATGGGCTACCAGGGCATGATGGAGCTGGCCATCATCGACGGCCAGCTCCGCTTCAAGCGGGAGCACGACACCTAACGGGGCTGCCTGCCGTGCCAGAGGCGCAGCAGCGTCCCGAACCCGACGCACTTCGCCGAGATGCGCTCCCCGTCCTCGTTCACCAGGAACCAGACGTCGTCCTCGAACGCGAAGTATACCTCACCCATAACCAGTCTCCTCATTACCGGCGGCTCCAGCCGCTGTGACCGGCCATAATACTACCCACCGGTAATACTTTGTCAACCACCTTCGTGAGATCATACTCCTCGATCGCGTCGATGATGGTCTGGGGGTCCTTGTACGCGTACGGGAACTCGCTGATGTCGTGCTTCCCTGAGAACGCGCGGATGTCGTACTTCGAGGTGACCTCCTCGATCATCTGCTTGCCCGTCTTGAAGCCCTCCGTCCCCAGCAGCTTGCCGAAGGCCGTCCTGGAGTAGTTGCGGCCGGCGCCGTGCGGGCAGAAGCCGAGACTGTTGTGGCTCAGCTCCATGCCGTGCATGGGGTCCGGGTGAACCTCGCAGATCAGGATCGGTGCCGCCATGTTTAGCGGGATCAACGTCTTGCTGGTCCAGTCCGACGAGAAGCCCATGTAGTTCGGCGTCGCGCCCTTGGCGTGGTAGAAGAAGTTGTCCCGCTTGAAGACGAAGTTGTGCTCGTTCCAGTAGCGGTCCTTCATCTTCAGGCCCAGGTCCTTGGCCACCGCGTCGTGGATCGCGAAGTGGTTCTTCTTCGTCCACTGGCGGATGATCTGCAGCGCCTGCCAGTACTCCTCGCCGTCGGCGCTGTCGTAGTCGAGCCACGAGTTCAGCTTGCCGACCTCGGGGCAGATCTTCTGGGTGTGCTCCCAGGCCGCCTCGATGCCCAGCTTGTAGAGCTGGGCCCCGGGACCGCGCGAACCGTGGTGCGTTACTAGCGCGATCTGCCCGGTGCTCTCCAGCAGCCCGACGTAGAAGAAGTGGTTGCCGTCGCCCTGGGTCGCGAAGTGCTTTTGCGCCATCGTGGTGATCATCTTGAGGAACTTGTTCCCCTCGAACTGGCCTAGGAGGTCGTTGGATACCTGCATGTCGTTGCTGTACGGCCGCCCGCCGGCGCCGAAGTGGGTGATTTTCATCCCGCTGTCCAGCAGCGCCTTCGGGTCGACCGTGGGCTCGAAGACAGAGATCGCCACCGAGCAGCAGATGTCGTTGGAGTGCATGCCCGGGTGGATGGTCCCCTCGGTCACGGCGACGCCGCCCACCGGGATCGTGCCGAGCTCCTTGCCGCTGGGGCAGGCGTCCGGCATCACCGCGATGGCTCTGACCGTCGGCAGCGTGGAGAGCTCCAGCACGTGGTCCTTGACCCGCTCGAAGTTCTCCCGCTCCAGCGGGTTGTTCCAGTCCACGTCGATGTTGTAGTAGATCGGGCACGCGCCGGCCGCTTGCCTGGGCACGTAGACCGGCTCCGGCGGGACATGGGTCATGACCATCTCGACGATCGCCTGGTCGTCGTGGCCGGCCTTCCTCATGTTGTTGGCGGCCTCGAGGGCCGCCTTGAAGTACGAGCCGGGCTTGAAGCCCCACTCTATCAGTGTGTCACCTGTGATCATCTTCTCACCATGATGGGCTTCGGTGCCTTCGGGTACACCATGTGGTAGTGCTCCGTGCACCAGGGGTGGGGGGAACCGAACATCTTCGGCTCGCCGCAGAAGTAGTGGGTCTTGGCGTCGTCGGGTGTCGTGGCGTACCGGCACTGGGTCCGGCTCAGGTCCTGGAGCCGCCACCGCCCCGGGCGGGACTCATCCTCGACCTCGACGTCGCGCCCCTCCTCGCTCTCGGGCTCCTCGATCCGCACGATGTTCACCGTGCTCTTCATCTCCCGGATCTTCGCCACCACGGCCCCGACGCCGATACCGAGGCTCTCCGCCATCATCTGGACGGGCGCTTTCTCTTCCATCATGGACCGCAGCTGAGCGGTTCTCTCATTATCCCACATATCGAATCTCCATTCATTGTGAGTTTTGTCAATATAGGCTTATTCGTATAAGAGGTATATGACAAAAATATCGCTTAGGTAAAGATTTGTACCTCATCGACATGGGAGATAAGTATGGCGGAACCCCAGGAAGGTTAAATGGCGAACTCATCCCTGTCTTTGACGAGCCTCGACACGAAGCAGCTCGCCGAGGACTTCAAGGCGTTCATGAAGACGCAGCCGGCGTACCGTGACTACGACTACGAAGGCTCGAACATCAGCGCGATCATCCGCCTGCTGGCGTACAACACCTTCAAGAACTCCTTCTTCCTCAACATGACGCTGTCCGAGGGCTTCCTCGACACGGCGCAGACGCGGCCGTCCCTGATCTCCCACGCCAAGGAGCTCAACTACGTCCCGCGCTCGATGAGGTCTGCCAGGTCCCGCGTGCGCGTCACCTTCACCGGCTCGGAGCCGACCTACCTCGTCGAGAAGGGCCGCACGTTCTCCACGGTGGTCCGTAACCAGCAGCACATCTTCTCTGTGCCCGAGGCGCTGCTCCTGACCAGCTCCACCGGCGAGTTCTCGGCCGAGACCGACCTCTACGAGGGGCCGTTCGTCGCCGACAGCTACACCGTAGACTGGAGCGATGAGACCCAGCGGCTCGTCCTGACCAACCCGTCGGTCGACACCAGGTCGCTGACCGTGGTCGTCTACGAGGACGGCGACGTGGACGGCACCCCGTACACCCGCGCGGCCACGCTCCTCGACGTCGACGAGAACAGCAAGGTCTACTTCCTCCAGGCCGCCGAGACGGGCCAGTACGAGGTCGTGTTCGGGGACAACGTCGTCGGCCGGCGCCCGGCCGACGGCGCGACCGTCATCCTCGACTACCGCGTCACCCGCGGCGAGCCCGGCAACGGCGCCAAGGTCTTCACCCCCGACTTCACCATCGGCCTCGGCGTGACCAACCTCAAGATCACGACCGTCGACGTCGCCGAGGGCGGCGCCGCGGCCGAGACCGAGGAGTCGATCCGCTACTACGCGCCGCGCCACTTCCAGACCCAGGAGCGGGCCGTCTCGGCCGGCGACTACGAGGTCCTGCTCCGCACCCAGTTCCCCGAGATCGCGGCCGTGTCCGTCTTCGGCGGCGAGGAGGTCGAGCCGCCCCAGTTCGGCAAGGTGATCGTGGCCCTGGACATCTCCAACGTCGACGGCATCCCGGACGGCAAGAGGGACGAGTACTACACCTTCCTGAAGCGCCGCTGCGGCCTGACCATCAAGCCCGTCTTCGTGGAGCCCAAGTACACCTACCTCTCCATCGTGTCGAGGGTGCTCTACAACATCAACGTCACGACCCTGACGCCCGAGAACATCGGCGCCATGGTCCTCAACGACGTGATGGCCTACGCGGACGACGTCTTGAACGACTTCAACTCCACCATGCGCTTCTCGCGCGTGACGGGCGTGATAGACGACGCCGACCGCTCCATCGTGGGCAACCAGACGATCGTGCAGATCTACAAGAAGGTGGCCATCAACAAGGGCGCGCAGGTGTCGGGCATCAGCGTCGACTTCGCGATGCCCCTCTACGACGGCTACCCGAGCTCCGGCCTGGTGTTCCCGTCGGGCGACAAGCGCACCATCGTCAGCCAGCCGTTCATCCAGTCGGGGTCGACTGTGTTCCTCACGGACGACGGCGACGGGGGCCTATGGGTTGCCCAGAGCCAGGGGGCGTCGACCCGCCTAGTCCAGCGCGTCGGCACGGTCAACTACTCGACCGGCCGAGTCCTCATCGAGACCCTGGTCGCCGACAGCTTCGACGGCGCGACCCTCAAGCTCTACGCCGTCCCGGCGGAGCTGGACGTGACGTCCGGCCGCGACACCATCCTCGCGGTCGAGAGCGCCGAGGTCCGCCTCAGCGTCACTGCTGTTCGGGAGTAGAGCCGTAGGGGCCGAGGACCAGCCGTATCACGATCGCGGCCCCGGCCACCGACGCCAGCCACGTCAGGATGAAGGCGCCCAGGCCGTCGGTCGCGAACGCCGCGATCGCGGCGGCGGCCCAGTGGGAGACGCAGAACGAGCAGTCGAGCTTGCCCTCTAGCCGGTTCCTGAGGTAGGTGAACGCGCTGGAGTGCGAGACCGTCAGGGCGACGGCGGCCGTGGCGAGCGATGTGGGTATGATGTTGAGCAGTTCCATGGCGGTCATATACCACACCGAAAGTCCCGAGTAAACCACTAAGTACGCACATGGCCCTCGACCCCGTCATCGAACACCTGATCTCCACTACGATCGAAGGACAGTTCCCCGCGTACTACCGCGACGAGGGCCCGGTTCTCGTCGGCTTCGTGCGCAAGTACTTCGAGTGGATGGAGTCCCAGGGCCAGGCCCTCTACCACGCCCGCCGCATCCCCGAGTACAAGGACATCGACACCACGGTGGACGACTTCATCGTCCACTTCAAGGAGAAGTACCTCAAGAACATCCAGCTGGAGACGGAGTCCAACGTCCGCCAGCTCGTCAAGCACTCGCTCGACGTCTACCGCGCCCGCGGGTCCGAGCGCGCCATCGACCTCCTCTTCCGCCTGGTGTTCGGCGTCGGGGCCAAGGTCTACTACCCGGCCGAGGACATGTTCCAGCTGTCCAGCGGTCGCTGGGTCCGCCCCATCTACCTAGAGGTGACCTACCGCGACGACCTGTCTGACTTCGTGGGCCAGCAGGTGGTCGGCTCCAAGTCCGGCGCGACGGGCTTCGTCGAGAGGTACATCCGCCGCAAGAGTCCCGGCAAGTTCGTCGACGTGTTGTACATCTCGGCGGTCCGCGGCAACTTCCAGACGGGGGAGCTGATCAACACGGACGCCGGCTCCAGGCCCCTGGCCCTCTGCCCGCGCATCACCGGCTCGCTCTCCAGCCTGCGGGTCACCGAGGGCGGCAACGGCTTCGAGGTCGGCGACCAGGTCGAGCTGCACGGCGACGGCTACCGCGGCCTCGCCCGCGTGACCGAGGTGTCAGACATCTCCGGCCTCGTCGACTTCGAGCTGGAGACCGGCGGCTTCGGCTACTCGTCCAACGCCCAGGTCCTCATCTCCGAGAAGGTCCTGACCCTCACCAACGTCGTGGCCAACTCGGCAGTCGGCACCCGAAGCTTCCTGGCCATGTTCGACCAGCTGGTCCAGCCCATGGCGGAGGTGGACTACTCCTCGGCCAACGGCGAGTTCGCCAACGGCGAGGCCGTCTTCACCTACAACGCCGGCGTCCTGGACGGGCGCGGCTCGATCATCGAGGTCATTCCCTCGAGCGCGAACGCCGGCATCCTGCGCGTGTCGGTGGCCAACGGGTCCTTCAACAGGGCACAGGTATTCACGACCGGCAACGCCGTCGGCGCCAACGTCGACTTCTACGACGACATGACGGCCGTCGCCAACGTCATCTCCGAGACAGCGAACACCATCCTGTCGTTCGTCAGCAAGACCGGCGGCTTCCAGGTCAACGAGGTCGTGACGTCCGGCACCGCCAACGGCGTGGTCTCCCTGGTCGACTCCACCTCGATCACGGTGACGGACCGCATCGGCGCGTTTTACCCCAACACCGTCGTCACCGGCCAGACCAGCGGCGCCAAGGCCACTATCACGGACGTCTCCGTCCAGGTGGGCGTCATCGACGTCGGCAACAGCTTCTTCACCAACGCCGTCGCCCACGGCAGCACGTCCGGCGCCACCTTCAAGGTGACGAGGATCAGCGACGGCGTCGGGGCGTCGACCGACATATCCCCCGTCATGGTCGACACCGAGACCGTCAGCATCGGCAGCGACATGCTGTCCCCGTACGCGAGCCAGGTGCTCAACGCGAACCGCGCGTTGCCCAAGGCGACGGCCAACCTCACCACCGTCATCGACGCCGGCCTCTCTTACGACCAGTGGACGATCGGCTCGGTCCAGTTCATCATGAACGAGACTGGTGGCTCTGGCTACACCGCCCGCCCGCTGGTCCGCGTCTACGAGCCCGTCATCTCGCGGTTTCGCCGCCGCGGCTGGACGCTCGAGCTGTCCGGCCTGACCGGCGCGTTCCTGCCCGGCGAGATCGTCACCCAGGCCGTCACCGGCGCGAGAGGTCGCGTGAGGAACGGCTCCATCGGGTCCACTCTCTACCTCGACCCGATGTCGCTCTTCAACGAATTCATCGTCGCCCAGCCGATCACCGGCGCCCGCACCGGCACGTCGGCCACCGTCACTAAGGTGATCCTCGGCCGCGGCTCCAACCTGGAGACCGTCGACATCGACGGCAACTTCGCAGGCCTCGACGCCGTCATCACCGCGTCCACCACGACGGCCGACGGCGCGGTCGTGTCCCTGGACGTGACGGACAGCGGCTTCGGCTACGTCGACGGCGAGCGCGTCTCGTTCATCGGTACCCCAGAAACGGTGCCGGGCACCGCGGTCGCCGGCGTCGAGCGCCAGGGCGTGGGCTCCGGCTACTACCGCGAGAAGGGCGGCTTCCTCTCCGACACGAAGAAGCTGCGCGACGGCTGGTACTACCAGGAGTACTCGTACGAGGTCCAGTCGTCCCTGGCGCTGAACCGCTACAGGGACATGCTCCGCGAGATCCTCCACGTCGCGGGTACTAAGGCATTCGGCGCCCTCTACATGCAGTCGACGGCCTCCGCCGCGACGAACATCAAGTCGTTCCCAATCTCGATGGTCAACGTCTTCGGCGCCAACAGCCGGGCCATCGCCATCGCCAGCGCGCCCGTCACCCTCAGGGCACCGAAGCGCCTCTCGGCCACCGGTCGAGCGCTGGCGGTGACCAGGAAGGACGCGGCGTTCAAGCGCGGCCTCAAGGCCATCGCGGCGAAGACCTCCTTCGCCGAGGCCGGGGTCGACGTCTCGCTGGTCAAGACCACGGTCACCCAGCTCAACAACTACTCCATGGTGGCCAGCCCACGCGCGCTCGCCCTGACCGGCAAGAACGCGACCCTCAGCAACAAGCGCAACCTGGTCCTCACGGCCGCCAAGCTCTCGCTCGCCGAGACCGGCCAGGCGGCCGCGCTCACGAAGGGCGCCGACCAGTACGCGGCGAACGTCATCTTCCTGGCCGGCTTCGAGGGAACGAACGGGGCCACGGCCTACACCGAGAAGAGCTCGAAGGCCGCGGTCGGCACCCTCACCGGCGCCACCCTCACCACGAGCCGCTCCCTGTTCGGCACCAGCTCGCTCAACCTGGACGGCGTCAACGACTCCGCGGCGTTCGGCGGCTTCACCCCGGCCGAGCTCATGCCGACGGCCACGAGCCCGTGGACTATCGAGTTCGCGGTCCGCTTCGCCAGCCTGACGGCGCCGACCGACAACACGGACCTCATCGCCCAGTACGACTCGTCAAGCTCGGTGGCCGGCAACGCCGGCGCCCGCCGCGCCTGGTCGTTCTACTGGAGGGCGACCACCGGGGCACTGGCGTTCCGCTCGTCGACAGACGGCGTCAACGCGGCCGGCGTGACGGTCATCGCGAGCGCGGCCTCGACCCTCGACACGACGACGTTCCACCGCTTCGCCCTGTCGTTCGACGGCACGAACCTCCGCTTCTACCGCAACGGCAACTACATCACCAAGACGACCCTGGCCGGCGCGTTCTACAACTACGCCGCGTCGCCGGTGCCGCTCACCTTCGGCTCCGAGTTCAAGAGGAACTTCTTCTTCGGCGGCAACTTCGACGAGGTGCGCATCACCAAGGGCGTCGCGCGCTACACCGCCGAGACCAGCCCGGCCTACACACTCGCGACGAGCACGTTCTCGTCCAACGGCTAAGAGAAAGGGGTCGGGAACAACTCCCGACCCCCTTGGGCTCTCCGCTGAATTTTCCCGTCGATGTTTCAGATGTGGCCGCCCCGGGACTTTGGCCGGTAGCTTCAGCGGATCTGGACTGCCCACGCCCTCGCACTGTTGACCTAGTGCAGCGGCAGAACCTGGCGGCCGTTAGCTGTCAGTCTCCCGTCGGCGGGTCGTCCTTCTCGACGAGGTCGAACTCCGCGACCTGCCTAATGCCCTCAATAGTACCGAACACCGGATGATTTTCCTTGAACGGCTCGTTCCTAAAGCCGACGCACGTCAGCCTCGGGTCAGCCCACTCGATCGTCGGCGCCACCCTCCGGACGTCCAGCCAATCCGGCAGGTCGTCGTTCTCCACTCCCTCCTCGTCCTCGATCTCGCCGAGGAGCAGCGCCTTGCCGCCGAGCGGGTGATCCTGGTTCCCGTCGAGGTAGAAGTAGCGCTGCGCGCCGCCCCTGATGTTGTACTCCTCGTCGACTATGAGGTTGATCCTCGGGCCGACCCTGATGTACTGCACCATCCGGCAGCCCAGCATCTCGTAGAACGGCTCCAGCCCACCGGCGCCGACCTGGACCTCCTTGACCACGTGCTCGAACGGGTCGATAAGGATGCCACGCATCATAGCTCGATCCCCCCGTCGATCAGGATGCCGCGCTCCTCGGAGCTCAGCATCGGCAGCGCGTTCTGGATCAGCTGGCCGTTCTGCCACGCCAGGAAGCCCAGTCGCTTCTCCTCGGTGTCGAGGACCACGGACTTAGCCGGGAACACGCCCGGAAGCCACGCCGGCGGCTTGACCGTGATGGTCCAGCTGCCGTCCTCGTTCTCCGTCTTGGTCCTCGTCGGACCCAGACCCATCCTGTCGCCCACGCTCATTGTCACCTCACAAGCTTAGCGCTAATCTCCATGGGGGAGGACACCCGTAGATGTCCTCCTTGATAGAGACTAGTTGAGAACCTTCTCCACCAGTTCCTTGAACTCGTCCGTGGTGAAGTGGAGTTCCGTGAGCGGAATGTCGTCACCGCGGACGGTCGCGGTCAACACGATCTTCTCTCCCGGGTTATTGGTGATGTCTACCTCGATCTCACCGTCCTCGATCAACACTTTCTTGTCCATATCGTTCTCCTATGACGGGATAATTCCCGACGATCCTATTATGATCGGTTCTATATGAAATGTCAACAGTTTTTTCATCCTGCCCTGCCGACTAAATACCGTCGATGGCCAAAACACCCTTCATCTTCCAGCAGATCGCGCGCACTGGCCGCGCCGTGGGGATCACCCCGAACACCACGCGGAAGTCGCACGAGTGGTTCCGGCGCATGGCCTCGGAGGTGCCCGCGGAGCAGGTCGACCTGGAGAAGATGCACGGCACGAAGAGCCGCCTGCAGAGGACGATCAGGGGAGACGACATCGGGTCGATGTTCCACTTCTGGTACGACGCCAAGCACAAGGACAAGCTCCCGTACTGGGACCGCCACCCGCTGCTGATCCCGCTGGAGATCTACGGCGACGGCTTCCTCGGCCTCAACATGCACTACATCAGCCCGACCGCCCGTGCGAGGCTTTTCGACGCCCTGTACTCCCAGGCCCAGTTCGACGACGACGGCCGCCCGACCAGGCTCGACCTGTCCTACTACACCGTCAAGGGCCTGTCGGAGACTGCCTGGTACAAGCCCTGCGTCAAGAGGTACCTGAGGACCCACGTCAGGAGCAGCTTCTACTGGATCAGGCCGCAGGAGTGGGACATGGCCCTGATGCTGCCGACCGCCCAGTGGGTCGGCGCCGCCCAGAAGACGATCCACCGCAAGTCATCCAGGATGTTCTAATGCCCTTCGACATTCGCGAGTTCAACGCCAGCATCGGGGTCAGCGGCCTCCTCCGCGACAACCGCTTCGACGTCAAGCTCGGCACGCCCCGGGGCATGTTCAGCAGCGGCATGCTGCCCCACCTCTTCAGGGAGGTGGCCCTGTCGGTGCTGACGTGCGAGAAGGCCGTGCTGCCGGGCGCCACGATCCTCGTCAACGAGGTCAGGCGCTACGGGTACGGGGCGACCGAGGCCAAGCCGGTCGTCGGCCGCTTCATCCCGGCGGACCTGGTGTTCCGCTGCGGGGACGACGGCGCCGTCTACGACTTCCTGCACGCGTGGCAGCAGCTGGCGGTCAACACCGAGAACCGCGAGGGCATCAACGTGCCCTCTGGCCCGGCAACCGGCGCGAGGGGACCCCTATTTCCCCACGAGCTCGGCTACCGGGCCGACTACGTCGCGGACGTGACGGTGACGGCCTACGCCCAGAACGGCGCAAAGGCCATCGAGACCGTGCTCCGCGACGCGTACCCCATAAACATCGGCAACATCGACATGAACTGGGCCAACAAGGGCAACTACCTCAGAGTGCCGGTCCAGTTCGTCTACACCGACTGGTATCGCCGCGAGTCAGTGTTCGGCGTGTCCTAGTTCAGGGGCAACCTGGATGTCGATGCCGACCCCGTGCAGCGCGGGGTCCAGCTCGACGATGTCGATCTCGTAGCCCGCGTTCCACGCGGCACGAATCAGGTCCTGGATGGTCCACTCCTTCAGCCTGTCGGGGTGCGGGTTGCCGAGGATGGACAGCGCCTCCTCGGTGATCTCGACGTGGGTTCCGGGTAGCTTCATCGACGGCTCCATTCAGATTACATCTTTAAACTGCCACGCGAATTTGTTCGTGTACACCTCAAATCAGTACCTAAATACGACTTGAAACACGGAAGGTTAGATGGCAACCAGTCTTGTACCTGTTGAATGGCGCCTCCACTGCGCCCGGCAGTTCATCGAGTCCGTCACTGAGGACGCCAACACCGCCTGGTACGTCTGGGTCGGCGACCACGTGACCACCGGGCCGGCCAACAACGTCTACGACATGGTGCTTGACACCCACGTCAACGCGTACCGCTCAATGGTGTTCGGCAAGCGCATCGGGTCGAGCGACCTCTCCCCGATGATCCGCCGCATCCCCTGGGTCTCCGGCACGGTCTACGACATGTACGACCACGGCGACCCCCTGATCCACCAGAAGGACTTCTACGCCGTCGTGGACGAGGGCTCGTACAGCCACGTCTTCAAGTGCCTCGACAACAACAACGGGGCCGAGTCCACGATCGCCCCCAGCTTCGCCGACATCGACGCCTCGGACGAGGTCTACCAGACCTCCGACGGATACCGCTGGAAGTACATGTACTCCGTCGACCGCTCGACGGTCGACCGGTTCGCCACCTCCTCCTACTTCCCGGTCGTAGCCAACACGGCGGTGGTCGACCGGGCCGTCCCCGGCGCCATCGACGTCGTTCGCGTGTACGAGGGAGGCGCCGGCTACGAGAACTACCTCACCGGGACGTTCGACGCCGCCCACATCCGCGTCAACGGCAACACCCTCATCTACTCGCTGGCCGGCAACACCCTGGCCAACCCGGTCGCCGGCTTCTACACCGGCTGCATCCTCTACGTCAGCTCCGGCACCGGCAACGGCGGCTACCGCCGCGTCGTGGACTACTTCTCCAACGCCGACGGCAAGTTCGTGCGCCTGGAGAGCAACTTCGACGTGTCGCCCCAGAACGGCTCGGAGTGGGAGCTCTACCCCGAGGTCGTGATCACCGGCGGCGGCGACCAGTCGTCCAACGCCGCGGCCCGCGCCCTGATCAACGCGGTGGCCAACGCGGTCTACCGCGTCGAGATGCTCTCCCGCGGCAGCGACTACACCTACGCCACGGCCCAGGTCGTGGCCAACGCCGTCGTCGGCGTGGACTCGGTGGCCAACGTGGTCCCGGTCTACTCGCCGCCTGGCGGCCACGGCGCCGACGTCGCGGCCGAGCTCGGGGCGACCCGCGCTGGCGTGAGCGTGCGCTTCGGCAACACCGAGAACGGCACGATCCCGGCCACCAACGGCTTCCGCACCGTCGGCATGATGCGCGACCCGACCTTCGCCAACGTCCAGATCAACTCCGTCGACCCGACCACCAGCACCTTCTTTCCCGACGAGAGCGTCGCCAGGTACGACACGATCGCCCTCACCAGCGTGGGCAACGTCTCCGCCAACGGCGTCCTGGTGCAGTGGCCGGGCGGCGACTGGACGACCAGGCTCGACGCGGGAGACCAGCTGGTCATCGTCTCCGACAACCTCAGCCAGCTCCTGACCGTCACCTCCGTCCAGAACGCCACCCACATCGCTGTCAACTCGGCGATACAGTTCACGTGCACGGCGGCCCAGGTCTACCTGGCCGAGGTCACCGCCGGGGAGACCAAGATCCTCAGCCAGACGTCGGCGAACACGTTCCTGGTCGACACCAACGCCCAGCTCACCCAGGGCGACCAGCTGATCGGCGTCTCCAGCGGCGCCCGGGCGACCATCTCCCAGGTCAACCGCAACGGCGTCGACAAGGAGTTCTCGACCTTCGTCCAGTGCTGGAAGTACGTCGGTTCCTACGTGTCCGGCGCGTTCCAGGAGGACGAGTTCGTCTACAGCGGCAACAGCCTGACCGACGCCTCGGCGAAGGCCCAGGTCCACTCCGCCACGACGTCGGACGGGCAGATCGTGCTCCTGACGTCGAACCAGATCGGATCGTTCTCCGTGGGCGACACGGTCAAGGGGGTGGACTCCCAGGCCATCTTCACCATCTCGGCTAAATACTCGCCAGAGATCAAGCACGGCTCGGGCCGGGTGACCTACGTCGAGAACGTCGACCCGGTGACCAGGACCCCCATCCAGACCGAGTCGTTCAGACTAATCCTTGAGTTCTAAGGAACCGCGCGTTGCCCCTAGAGACGAACCTTAACGTCCCTCCCTACCACGACGACTTCGACGAGCGCCGGGATTACGCGAAGATCCTCTTCAAGCCCGGCGTGTCCGTGCAGGTCCGCGAGCTCAACCAGCTCCAGACCATGCTGCAGAAGCAGGTGGAGCGGTTCGGCGACAGCGTCTTCAAGAACGGCACGATCGTCGACGGCTGCAACTTCTCCTTCTACGACCGCTACCCCTACGCCAAGATCGCCGACGTCGACATGTCGGGCCAGCCGGCCGTGCCGTCGAACTACGTCGGCCTCTTCGCCACGAACCAGGCCGGTCTCAGGGCGTTCGTGATCGACTACGAGGAGGGCTTCGAGACCACGCCGCCCGACTTCAAGACCCTGTACATCAACTACATCAACGGCGGCACCAGCGGCGACATCTCCGAGTTCTCCCCGGGCGAGACGCTGACCCTCACCGACTCCGCCGTCTCGATCTTCGGCGTCTCGGTCGACCAGGCTGGCCTCAACTTCTCCAACAACCAGGAGATCGTGGTCACCCCGCGCCTGGTTGTCAACGTCTCCAGCGGCTCGTTCACCAACGGCGAGTACGTCACCCAGCCGTCCACCGGCGCCAACCTGCAGATCATCGAGATCGACACGCAGAGCCGCGCGGACGCAGGCCAGGTCGTCCTGGCGCTCAAGCCTCGCATCGAGGACCTGGCCAACGCCTCGGTCAACGCCAACGCGTGGGCCGTGGCCAACAACGACACCATCACGAACGCCGGCGGCACCGTCGTCGGCGCGGTCGAGGGCGTGATCGGCTCGCGCGCGGCCGGCCACATCATCACGGACGGCGTCGGCCGCGTCTCCGAGGTCGTGATGACCTCAGGCGGCACCCGCTACGACTACCTCCCGGACGTCAGCGTCCGCTCGCCGGGCAACGACACCGGCCTCGCTGCCCTGCAGCTGACGGCCAAGAACTACTTCGTCAAGATCACCGTGGCGGACGGGGTGGACTCCGTCGGCACCGGCTACGCGTTCGGCGTGTCCGAGGGCGTGATCTACCAGAAGGGCTTCTTCCTCCGCGTCGACCCCCAGACGGTCATCGTCTCCAAGTACACCAGCGCGCCCGACAGGGTGGTGGTCGGCTTCGAGACCGAGGAGCGCGTCGTCGACCACCTGCAGGACACGTCCCTGCTCGACAACGTCCTCGGCACCGACAACGCGTTCGCCCCCGGCGCCGACCGCCTCAAGCTGACGCCCAACCTCGTGGTCTTCCCGGCCGGCGAGCAGATCGACGCCGTCAGCGGCTTCTTCCCGCTCGTCGAGTGGAGCGAGGGCAACCCGTACCGCCAGAACCAGCAGTCGGCATACAGCCGCCTCGGCGACGAGATGGCCCGCCGCACGAGCGAGGAGGCCGGCGACTTCGTCACCGACCCGTTCCTCGTGACGACCCGCAGCCCGGCCAACACCGAGCTCGAGGGCAACACCATCTCCGTGGTGGTCGACCCCGGCCACGCCTACGTCAGCGGCTACCGCGTCAAGACGGAGCGCAACTTCGTCATCGACGTGCCCAAGGGCATCGACACCCAGGTGGCCAACGGCCAGCGCTACTCCCTGGGCTACGGCTCATGGGTCCGCCTCAACGAGCTCGGCGGCGTCTTCCAGTTCAACACCGGCGACACCGTAACGTTCTACGACGCGCCGAAGACCTTCCTCTCCAACACCTCCCTGGTCGAGACCGGCAACACCACGCCCCAGGGCAACTCCATCGGCACGGCCCGCGTGCGCATGGTCGAGAGCGAGGACGGCTTCCCCGGCGACCCGACCGCGACGTACCGCGCGTACCTCTTCGACGTCCGCATGTCCCAGGGCAAGAGCTTCCGCCAGATCCGGTCGCTCTACTACAACGGCACGTACAAGGGCATCGCCGACGTCGTCCTCGAGCAGGACGCGTCGACGGCGGCCAACGTGGCGATCCTGCACGACTCCGCCAACAGCCAGCTCCTGTTCTACGCCGGCGCGGAGGGCATGCGGAACGCCAACAACGTCAAGTACACCTACCGCACGATCGACCAAAGCGCCACGTTCTCCAACACCGGCGTGCTGACGAAGTCCCTCGCCGCCAACCCGAACGAGTTCTTCCCGTACAGCTCTACGCTGACGACCTCCGAGCTCCGCGACCTCGTCGTGGTCCCGGTCGGCGGCGCGCTCCGCGCGGTGGCGAACATCACGGGCTCGGTCGCGGCTACCTCCGGCTCCAACACCCTCACGGGCACCAGCACGGCGTTCCTCAGCGACCTCGAGGTCGGCGACCACATCTACGTCTACTCGAACGCTACCGCCTTCGACGTCCACCGCGTCACCCGCATCGCCAACAACACCTCGCTCCAGGTGGACAGCGGGCTGGCGTTCACGAACGCCACCTCCGGCATCCAGCGCTACTTCCCCAACGGCGTGCCGATCCCGCTCGGCTCCCGCGGCGGGCTGGTGGCCAACACCGACACCGAGGGCAACGACCTCACCGTCAACCTGGGGATGAGCCTCATCCACACGGGGACGGTCAACACCGCGATCGTCTACAGCGCCCAGCGCGTCGGCGTCAGCACCGGCAAGAAGGTCGCCTCCCGCGACCAGATGGTCAAGCTCCGCCTGTCCGACGCGGCGGGCGGCACGGCCGGCCCATGGTGCCTCGGCGTCTCCGACGTCTTCCGCCTCAAGCACGTCTACATCGGCACCATCTCGGTCGACACGAGCTCCGTCGACGCCGTGGACAGCTTCTACGTCGAGCACGGGCAGAACGGCGACTACCTCGGCCTGTCCTACCTCCACCTGAAGCCGAAGTCCGGTATCACCCTGAACAGCTCCGACTGGCTCCTGGTCGTCTTCGACGCGTTCCAGGTCCAGACGCCCGGCGTCATGGCGGTGACCTCCTACACCTCGGCGAACGCCCAGCAGCTGTACGAGGTCGACTCCCGGCCGCTGTCCGGCCTCGGCTCGTCCATCTCCTCGCACGAGGTGCCGGAGGTGTGGTCGTCCCAGGGCAAGTACTACGACCTGCTGACCAGCTTCGACTTCCGCCCGATAGCGGCCAACACCACGACGCCCAGCACGTCCGTGGCCGCCGCCCCGATCAACCCGGCGAACACCCTGTCGTTCGGCAACACCTCCAACCCGTCCAACGAGCGCGGCTTCCCGGTCCCGGGCAGCATGCTCACGGCCGACGTCGAGGTCTACATGGGCCGCAAGGACAGCGTCCTCCTGTCCAAGGACGGGGAGATCTACGTCCTCCACGGCGCGCCCGCGGCGAGCGACAAGAACCGCCACCTCCCGAACCAGCCGTCCGGCTCGATGATCCTCAACGAGGTCAGCGTCCCGACCTACCCGACGGTGCCGACGGAGCCGAGCGACACCCTCGAGGAGATCCTCACCACCCGCGTGGCGAGCGGCCGCTACTTCGGCCAGCGGGCCGACAAGAAGACGGCCTCGATCCTCCTGTCCGACAACTCCATCGACCTCAACCAGCCCAAGGGCTACACGATGCGCGACATCGGGTCGCTCGAGCGCCGCATCGAGCACCTGGAGTACATCGCGACCCTCACCGCCCTTGAGAGCGACGTCAACAACCGGACGATCCCCAGCTCGAACGACCCGGCGCTGAACCGCTTCAAGTTCGGGTTCTTCGTCAACGACTTCGACACGGACATCAGCTCGGACGTCAACAACCCTCAGTACGCGGCGACGATCGAGAACAGCCACGCCTACCCGCCGCAGTACGTGTGGACGGTGCAGACGCGCGGCCTGGGCGCCCAGATGCCCAACTACAGCGACTACGTCATCGTCAACCAGAACAACGCGACGTACCCGCCGCCACCCCCGCCGCAGCCCAACACGCAGCCGAACACCCACCCGAACACGGTCCCCAACACCGTGCCGAACACCGTGCCCAACACGCAGCCGAACTGCGTGACCAACACGGTCTCGGTCAAGCACGTGATGGTCCGCGTGTCGGCGAACGCCCCGCTCGGCTTCTCGTCTGGCAACGTCGGCGGCGGCTTCGACGGCAGCCAGAACGGCGGCTCCTACCCGGAGACGTACACGATCAAGCCGGCGAACGTGGCCCACACGATCACGCTGTACTTCTACAACTACACGACCGGCCCGAACAAGATCGAGGTCTTCCAGAACGGCAACCTCATCACCGGCACCCGCGACGCGATCGACCTGACCAGCGCCGACATCACTTGGCTGTCCAAGTCGACCGACGACGGCGGCGAGGTCCCGACCAACTGGTTCCGCTCGCAGCCCATCGGCCGCGTGGACGAAAACGGCCAGGGCGGCCACCAGATCGGCTCCATGGTGTTCAACTGGGCGCCGTTCCGCGTCATCAACAGGACGCTGCCGAACAGGATCGACACCAATCGCACCCCGCCTCACGGCTGGTGGCTGGACGGCGTCGGCAAGTTCAGCTGGACCCACAACCCGTCGAGCGCCACCGAGTACAAGGTCACGACGACCCGCGGCTACTGCTCACCGGGCTGGCGCTGGGTCGCGGTGTATCAGATGGCGGCCAACACCGTGACGTGCCCCGGCGAGCCGGACCCCGTGCCGCGCAACTACGTCGGCACCTGCAAGGTGAAGAAGCGCCTGTACACCTCGTACAGCGACATCCACTACGACACCTGCTCGACCGCCGCCTGCCACGCCAAGCTGGACGGCCAGACGCGCCTCAGCTACGAGGTAGAGGTCTCCGGCCTCCGCCCCGGCGTCAAGCACGACTTCTTCAGCGACGGCGAGAAGAAGAACGCGCGCGTGCAGATGGTCGGCAACGTGCTGGGCAACCGCGTCCAGCCCGACGACACCGGCAAGGCCAAGTTCATCTTCTGGGACTACGTCATCGCCAGGAAGGCGCTGGGCCGCAAGAAGAAGTGCGAGCTCGTCGCGCCCTACTCGTACGCGAGCTTCGAGGCCGACGCGGAAGGCACAGGTTAAGGGGGTAAATAGCGCAAATGGCACGCAACGTATCCCAGACCTTCTACGTCGACAAGAGCATCGTCCAGAACGCCGCTGAGGTGATGATCACGGCGATCGACCTCTACTTCAAGCGGAAGCCCAACGAGACGAACAACGGCTCGGGCATCACCGCCCCCGGTGTGACGATCCAGCTCGTGCCGACGGCAAACGGCGTACCCGTCCTCGACAACATCAACGCCGTCAACACGCCGCAGGCCCGCTGCGAGTACTCCGAGATCGACGCGTCCAGCGACGCGTCGCTACCCTCGCAGTTCCGATTCCTGCAGCCGGTGCCCGTCAGGACCAACGCCGAGTACGCGATGGTCATCAGCTACGACGGCGACGAGGACTTCGAGGTCTGGACCTCGAAGAAGGGCCACTACCTGATCGGCACCACGCAGACCTCGCCCGGCGCCAGCGGCAACTACAGCGGCAACTACTTCGAGAAGATCACGGGCGCGACGTCCCTGTCCTCGAACAACACCAACAGCCTCATGGCCTCGGCCGCGACGACGAACGGGGCCGTCGCGACACCGAACAGCTCGTACACGACCGTCAACTGGCGGCCGCTGTCCGACACGGACATGAAGTACAAGATCTACGTCGCCCGCTACACCATCAACGGCAACACCGTCTTCCCGTCCAACACCACGGTCTACAGCCCCGGCGGCGGCGGCATCACCATCGACAACGGCGTCTGGACCTACCGCGTCCCCGCCATGACGATGGAGTACGTGATCTACGACCGCAAGTACTCCAACCCCGGCACCGTCATGGCCGGCGAGAAGGTGTACCAGAACACGGTCTACTACTCCCACTACAAGAACTCCACCCCGACCCCGCTGTCCGTCGTCGCCGGCTCGCAGATGGCCACGGCGCCGGTCGGCATGGACTTCAACACGCTCTACGGGAACACGAACAACCAGGAGTACATCGTCATCGTCTCTGCGGCCAGCCAGCCAGACGGCTCAGGCGACCAGGTGGCGGTGCGGCAGATCGTGAGCATCCACGCCAACAACGTCCTCGAGCTGGACGTGGCGGTGCCGTTCACGAACTCCTCGGCCCTGTTCTTCAAGTCCCCGGTGGCGCACGTCGAGGCCCTCGACCAGATCGACCACTTCGGCTCGATCAAGGACATCCTCGTCCTGGCCGAGTCCAACGCCAACGACAGCGTCCGCTTCGTCAACAACACCGTCCTGGCCGTGCGCGTGACCGCCAACGGCTCGGGCTACAAGAACACCGACGTCCTGACCGTCAGCGGCTTCGAGAACGTGGCCAGCAAGGTGCTTGGCGGCTACCCGGCCGTCGGCAACGTGGTCACGAACCCGTCCGGCAACATCGTCTCCATCGCCCTGTCGAACGTGGGCGCCGGCTTCGTCAACACCTCCGCGATGACCTACCAGGTCACCAACTCGACCGGCGGCGTGGTCTCCGGCGGCGCGACCTTCAGCGCCAACGTGGGCTCCTACCTCAAGACCGAGCTCCTGGGCACGGACGGCCACTCCGGCATGTTCTCCAACTGCGAGATCATCAACCTGGGCTTCGGCTCCATGACGCCCCAGCTCGTGGTCAGCAACCCGACCGGCACGGCCTTCCAGGCCTACCACCGCTTCGGGTACTACGAGGAGTCGGCCTCCGACACCTTCAACGGCAAGGTCTACCGCGCGTACCCGAACACCGCGGTGACGGAGTCCCCGCTGGTCAACGGCGTCCGCAAGAAGATCGCCATGACCAACCCGCCGGTCATGCCGAGCCGCTCCAACGAGTTCTACATCACGTACCCGAACGGCGCCCCGTCCATGGCGCTGTCCAACACGGTCAACCACCTCCCGGTCGACTATGGGGCGTCGAACAGCTCGGTCATCATCTTCCGGACCTCGTCCAACAACGACTTCACGCAGGCGGCCGTCGGCACGTTCTACACGCGCCTGACCTTCAGCGAGTACATCTACAACGACGACTACACGGGAGAGAACACCAACCAGGGCAACGCCTGGGCCAAGGAGATCTCGGACGTCGTGAACCTCGAGGGCGACGGCGCCTACGCCGAGGACATCGTGGTCTACGTCACGACCCACCGCCCGCCGAACACGGACATCAAGGTCTTCGCCCGCATCCACAACTCGACGGACCCGGAGCCGCTCGACGACAAGGACTGGACCCTGCTGGAGAACAAGAGCGTCGCCAACATCTACTCCTCGCCCATCGACGAGGACGACATGCTGGAGATGACCTTCGGCTTCCAGGCCGCGCCGAACACCGGCTCCCAGCTGCCGGGCAAGGTCTCCACGACGCTGAACTCTGTCACACTGACGGGCTCGAACACGAACTTCAACTCCACGCTCTCCACGGGCGACATGGTGAAGGTCTACCAGCCCCTGTTCCCGAACAACTACATGGTCACCCTGGTCAACACGGTCGCCAGCGCGACCTCGCTGACCCTGGCGGAGCCGGTGGCGAACGCGGGGCTGGTCGGCAGCGGCCTGAAGATCGAGAAGATCGACTACAAGCTGCAGGCGTTCAACAACAAGCTGAACCAGAACGTCGTGCGCTACTACACGCGCGGCGGGGCGGCGGTCGACGGGTACGACACGATGCAGTTCAAGGTCGTGTTCCTGTCCAGCAACACGCTGGTCTACCCGATCGTTGACGACATCCGCGCCGTGGCGGTGAGCGCATGAAGACCGAGGTCCCGGGGCTCGAGACCAACGGCAAGGGCTCCTTCGTGCAGAAGGACCGCTCTAAGTACCACGAGATGGTGGCGAGGCGTAAGGAAAAGCTCGCCATCGAGGAGGCCAGGAGGGACGTCGAGTCCCTGCGGCAGGAGATGCGTGAGCTGAAGGACTTGATCCTGTCAGCCCTGGAGGCCAAGCGTTGACGATCCCAGTAACAGTCGTAAACACGAGCTCTGACACCTGGCAGATCCTGATCAACAGGGTCAACCAGATCGCCAACCTCGTGTCCAACGCGATCGTCACCGTCGACGCGACCCTGGGCGGCTCCGTCACCACGGGCAACACCGCGGTGAACGGGTTCTTCACCGCCACCACGGTCTCGACCCCGGCGCTCCGCGGCGGAAACAACACCGTCCAGGCCAACCTGGCGATCTCGACCAACGTCGCGATCGGCGGCAGCAACGTCTTCATCAGCACCGCCGGCGGCATCAGCACGGTGGGCCAGGTCTCGGTCGGCGCGAACGTAGTCCTCACGACCAGCTCCCTCGGCGTCGGCAACAGCACCGTCAACGTGGTGGTCAACTCCACCTCCGTCTCCATCGCGGGCGCGAACGCGGCCACGGTGAACAACCGCGCGGCGGCCAACTCCTACACCCGGTCGAAGTTCAACTTCATCCCCGGGCAGAACATCACCATCACGGTCTCGGACGACTCCGCGGGCAACCAGATCAACGTCCAGATCAACTCGACGGCGACCGCCGCGAGCGTGTCCGCCGCCGGCGGCAACACCCAGGTCCAGTTCAACGACAGCGGCTCCTTCGGCGCGTCGGCCGGCCTCACCTTCAACAAGTCGGCCAACAACCTGGCCGTCTCCAACACCATCTTCGCGTCCGGCAGCGTCGGCGTCAGCGACGGGTCGTCCCTGCTCAGCCACGTCCTGACCTCGACCTCGGGCACCGCCGCGCAGCTCATCGACAGCTGGAGCACGACGACCTACCGCGCGGGCTTCTACGACGTCTCCATCAGGAACAGCAGCGCGAACGGGTACCAGGTCGCCCAGCTCACCATGCTGCAGGACGGCTCGGACACCCACCTGTCCGAGTTCGGCGTCATATCGTCCAACGGCTCCCTCGGCTTCTTCACGGCCAACGTGAACGGCACGACGGCCCGCCTCTACTTCACCCCGTCAGTGGCCACGAGCAGCGTTCGCGCGACCCGGTCCCTGATCGTCATCTAACCGCTGGAGAGTGAAAGCGGATGCCCGCCAACAAGGACTTCGAGATCAAGAACGGCCTCAGGGTCAACAACGGCCTCATCAACGCCAACAACGGCGTCGTGGCCGTGACGGGCAACGTGTCCGTGTCCAGCGCCCTGTCCGTGACCGGCAACACCAGCCTGACCGCCGTCTCGGCCGGCACGGTGACGGTGGCCAACGGCCTGACCACGTCGGCCACGACCGTGCCCGTGACCGCCCTCAACACGCTCGCGTCCG